TCAGGAACATTTCTGGTTAACGCCACCGTTAAGAATCCACCCTTCAACAGCTTCACGAAGGTATGATTTGGGGTGGGTTCTGACTGGCTTCGGAAATCCGTGCCGTTTGGTATAGTTCCAGATTGTCTGACGTGATGAAACACCGAGCTTGTTCATCACTTCTTTCTCAGGAATCAGGCTGGTATCGGTCATCTTAATTCTCCAGGCAAAAAGAAACCGCCATCAGGCGGCTTGGTGTTCTTTCATTTCTTCAATTCGAATATTGGTTACGTCTGCATGTGCTATCTGCGCCCATATCATCCAGTGGTCATAGCAGTCGTTGATGTTCTCGGCTTCGATAACTCTGTTGAATGGTTCTCCATTCCATTCACCTGTAACTCGGAAGTGCATTTATCATCTCCATAAAACAAAACTCGCCGTAGCGAGTTCAGATAAAAGAAATCCCCTCGAGTGCGAGGATTGTTATTCACCTTTAACGGCAAGTTGCAGGTTAGCCACGACCTTCCTCCTTTGGCTTGTGAATTTGTATCGTCATGCCGCTTTGAGTGGTGACTACAATGACAGAACCAGGCTGAAGGCTGTTAAGATTGAATGCTTCGTAAAACGAATCCAATGCCAGTGCTTTTTTATTCTTTCGGTTCCACCAACGCCATCCCTTGCTACAGGCTACACTGACAATCCACTGTCCACTCCTGTAAGCCATATAAAACCAGATGAGCAAAACCTGAAGGAATGCTATCCAGTCAATAATCGTATATTTCGCGAAGGAGTCCATCACTTCACCTCCTGCGGCGGCTCCGGTAGCAGCATCCAGTGGGTTACACCGCCAATTGGCTCATCGTCGTCGTACTCCAATGCGGCTATATAGAACCCGTCACGACGAGAATAAGAAATCCCTGACATTACAATGCCATCCGAAACAACAATAATGTCACCCGTTTCTTCCGGCATTCGCTCACTACAGCTTATCCAACCATCCGGAGTTACCGGAGTTGGTCCATCGAATTCGGGCATGTCAGGACCTTTTCTGATAGCTTTAGCCAGCTCCAGCGGGTCATCGTAAAGCCAGTCGCCAGTTTGTGGGTGATTTGCTTCTGCAAGCTGCGCAGCCCATTCAAGACCATCTTTTTGACCTTGGAGATAATCAAGCGGCAACTCTTCATGATTACTTGCAGGTTCGGCACTATGAAGCATGGCAGCGCGGCAGGCGTTCCAGCCTCTTACCTCTGCAATAGCGGCAACCGCATCAACCGCGTACATGCTAAGAGGATTAGGAATTGGTTTTTCTTCCGGTACTACTGGCGCTGGAGGGGTGGCGTAGAGTGGAACTCCTCCCCCTCCACCAGAAAATTCATTGCGAGCGTTATACTCACGACCATCTGCGTCATCACGCATCCACGCCACCGGCTCTGCTTCCAGCGATGCCAGTGCAATTTCATAAGCACGGCGCTCAATATTGTCTCGAACGTCCAGGCCGCCTATGCGCTCTTTGATTTCTTTAATCAGTTCTTTGTCGGTTAAAGTGGTCATGTGTTAGTCCTCTGTAGCAGGTGATACGCCGTAGTTGCATTCTTCATAGAATATGTCTCTGCCTATTTCTTCGGCATCCTCTGGCGTGTCTGCTTCAAACTCAACAACCTTGCAATCATTAAATCCTTCGATAGTCACGATATACTTAGCCATATCACTCTCCTTTGATGCGAATGCCAGCGGCGCGTGGCACATTAACTTCCACGATGCGCACAGTTGGTTTGTACATCTCAATCGCTGTCAGCCAGTCAGCGCCAGTCATGCGCTTTTCTGCATCGCCATTAGTCCACTTAACCGGTACACCAATAGCCTTCATCGCGATTTCTATTTCCCCGGCAATGGCGCTTTTTCCGCAACCAGTAAAACCAGAAACAACGACAAGAACTTCACCTTTGGCTGGTTTTATTTCCCGTGCTTCCAGTTCAGCAATACGCTTACTCCCATCCGAGATAACACCTTCGTAATACTCGCGTTGCTCGTTGAGTTTTGATTTTGCTTCCTCAAGCTCAACACGCAGTTTCCCTACCGTTAGCGCAATATCCTCGTTCTCCTGGTCGCGGCGTTTGATGTATTGCTGGTTTCTTTCCCGTTCATCCAGCAGCGTCAGCACAGTAGCCGGACTGGCTGCGGCGATGAATTCAGCATTGGCCTGCTGTTCCATTTGGAAATCTTCATCGAAACCGCTTTCAGGATGCGCTCCTTCAATTCTGCAAATGGGAATATATCCAGCAGCCTCGCGATGAATTAGGGCATCATCACCATCAAATCGGCTCTCTCCATATTCGAGCGACCACTCACCACACGTTGCTTTCTCTGCCTTGGCACGCAGTGCCTGATAGTCAATCTTGTTCATGTCACATCACCCTGAATCCGTTGCATTTACGTAAGAAATCGCAGATATAGCCCTTCATTTTTTCATGCCAATCTCGATCATTCCCATTGCACCAACCATCAGGTGGAGTCCAGTTTTCTATCAGAGCAGCCATTTTCTTTGCTTTCGCCGGAGTAGCTGTTGCGGTATCGCAGTAATGACGAGTGTTAACCAACGCATCCATACCATCGATATCAAGTACGCAAAACCATGTGTGATTCGGCATTTCAACAGATGGTATTTGTTGCCCACGTCGACGTTTATCAATAAGACATACAGTCATGGTTCCACCTTCTCTATTTGCTTAAGACCGTCTCTCACTGCATTAAGTACGCGTTCCAGATACTGGTATTTCGGGTTTGGTGCCGTTGGCCAGTCGGCATACCACGGATCATCACCAAAGAGATTCAGCAGTTTGTTACCGACACCGAAACAACAGCAGCTTTCTTTTACGTCATCGGCGTTTTCCGCCTCGTCCCACATTTCTCGAGCCTGTACCGCGTCGATTTCTCTCTCTTCGTAACTTTATGATTTCTGACTTCACGAAAAGCAGATTTGCATCGTTGTCATCGTCGACCGTGCTTCGCAGTTGAGGGTCGAAATAGCCGATTAGATACTCGTTGCTGACCCGCTTAATGAACGTCTGCACATCATCACTCGAACCGGATCTAGTCGCTCTGCACCGGTTATAACGAATGACAACACATCAATCTTTTCAACCGTTACACTCACTGGTTGCCTCCTTTGCGAAGCTGGTCGGCGAACAAACGTACACCAGACGCTTCACTGCGTAGAAACTTAACGGCATCATCAAAACCACCTCGTTCTGCGTCGTCTGCTCCGTTGTCGAGGTTATCTGCGTACATCTCTACCCCCTGCGCCCGTACTTCAGCCAGGAAAGCATCAGTGGTTGGCGTTTCAGGTATCTGTCTCCTCATCCGTTCTATTGCATGATTGAACCCGAAGTCTTCCGCGAGAGATACGTCATCCATATTGTCATTGTCATCCTCAATATCCCGTGATTCTGGAATTGCAGACTTTATTCCCGCATTCTCCGCTGCCAGCGCCGCGCACTTGGCCTCCGCTTCAGCAAATTTACGCACCAGATATTCAGCGTTTGTTTCGTTAACCTTTAAATCACTTGGGATGCATTTACCTTTCAGAAATCCATCCATCTCAATTAGTGTCATTTGTTTCATTTCTTCCCACTCCGCCACATCGCATTCAGATATTTGTTTTGATTCACTGATGGAAAAAGAATTTCTCTTAAGCAATTCCTCTCTCGATGGCATTGGCTTTACGCGCTGGCGAATAATCATTTCTGCCGGAAGAATGCCGGGATTGTATGCAAGTCCTCTCATGGTAAATTCCTCAGTCATTACTGATAGCGCCATAGCGTGAGCGGTAATTACGCAGGCGCGGGTCAATTTCAGGGAAGTGGGTATATGTGGCTTTGCGGAATGGTCGGATTGATGTCTGGTAAATTCGCTCGCGTTCTTCTTTCTCTGCAAGCCATATACAGTGGCGAAATTCCTTTTCCTTTTTCGTTTCCTGCGGTAGAGACATTATCCGATCGTAGTTTTTTCTGAATTTATCCAGCACCTCCGATACGGAATTGCCGGAACAGCGGCGCGGGTCATCCGCACCATACAGAGGCGCTGGCATAATGGAATCCTTATTTTGCAAATCTAGAAGGGAATTGAATCGTCGTATTCAGGATGATTTTGATGATTGCTACTTTGCTGCTGTTGGCTGTTTCCTGAAGTTGCAAATCCAATCTTTGCATTCAGTAATTCAAGATTGATTGATTGACCATTTTGCCCCTGATAAACATCAACTCTGATGTTTTCTCCGGTAATTTCTACAATTCCACCTTCAACAAGAACACTACGGTAGTAATCCGCTTGCGCTCCCGGCTTGGCAAATACAACGGCGCTGTAGTTTGTCCATTCTTTCTTTTTTGTCTGGCGATCGTAATACTGAACGCCAGCACGGATGTTGAATCCGATATTTTCCCCGGCCTGAAACTCTCTTACGGGCTTGTTTAGTCTTACAGTAATCGAATGTGCCATTAAGCAGCCGCTCCTTCTAATTCATTTCGTCTGATGTTGTAAACGTCCTGCGCTTTGTGCTGCTCCGGTGTGCCTTCGAGCATCTTCCACGCTTTGGCGAACGCCTGTTTAAGCTCTTCCACGTTGTTTTTCTGCATTGCTGCGTCAGTGAATGCTTTTAGAACCTGTTCAGGTGTAGGTGATGGTTTTGATTGCTTTGCTGCTGCGTTCTGCTGATGTTTATGCTCGTCTGTATCTGCATCTTTCGCATCATCAATGCCGAATAAACCATTGAGGCAATACTTGCGTGCATAAGAGCTTGTAGCTCCCGTAACTTGTGCAGAATCCATTCCCTTCTTGCTTTCTTCCTCTCGTGCAAGAGCGGTTGCCGTATGACTGTTTTCGCCATCGGTAATAGTTGCCGTGGCTTTCACGTAATACCGATCACCAATCAACACAACTTCATCGCTGATTGATAAAAACAGGCCATTCAGTAACGGCTTAACACCCTCAAGAATGTCTTCGCAGCTTCTGTATTTATATTTGCCGAATGAGTTGTATTGATTCTTTGGCGCGTTCAGATTCTCCTGAATAGCTGCCAGTCTTGCGTAAAATTCTTTGCTCATATGATTGTTCTCAGAATGGACATGGCCCAAGGAAATAACGCTGATTTAATACTTCGACTCGGGACAAGTTAAGGCATACCCGCATTCCTTCGCGGTCGCCATTATGGCGATACCAGAGAGCTTTCTGCGTGTACATGCGTCTCTGTAACTTGCTCTCCTTCACTGTGGTTGCAAGTGACATGAATATCTCCTTCGTTACCGATTAAATCTTTCATCTGACGAATGAATTCTTCGTCTGACCAGTTATCTGTAAAACTCATTTCCTGCGATACCACGGAAGGTTGATAGCTGATTTCATCGCTTTATTTGCTTCAAGCCACATTTTTGAATCACCAATAAATCTGGCTATTACTGCTTTGTTCTGTGCAGCACGAAGCATCTGGTGATTGATGGCTATTTCATTGCGCATAATAAGACCTCAACTCTTTTCCATCCGTCACGTAATTTACGGGTGATTCGTTCAAGTAAAGATTCATTTAGTTGGAAGGCACCCATGCGAGCGCCTCCCGCGATTGCGTAAATCATGGGTGGTTCCTTATGTTGGTTTTATTAGTAGGTTATTTTTGTTGCGAATACTTCGCCTTTTACGATGGCTGTTATGATATTTTTAGCAACATCTTCTGATGCACCAACCTTGATAAGGTCAGTAAGTATTTTGTTATTTACTTCTTTCCGGTGAGCTTTATCCTTTGCTCTACGCTCTTCTTCGTCCTTGATTCTTTTTTCTTCTGCTATTCTGGCTTGCTCTTTTGCTTCAGCCTCGCGACGGATTCGTTCAGCCTCCTCCTGTGCTTTTCTGCGTTCTGCTTCAATTGCCGCCTGCTTTTCTCTTTCAGCTCGTTCTGCTGCCTCTTTTGCTTCGCGCTGTGCTCGTTGCTCGGCTTCAATGCGTTCACGCTCTGCACGTTCCGCTGCGGCCTTAGCTTCTGCTTCTCGCCTTGCTGCTGCTTCAATTTCGGCTTTTGCCTTTGCTTCGGCTTCTGCTCTGGCTTTCTCTTCAGCTTCTCTTTTTAAGCGTTCTTCATGCTCTCGCTTTTCCTGCTCCGCTTTGAGTCTTGCCTCTTCTCTTTGGCGGTCAAATTCGCGATCCATCAAAATCGCTATTTCATGGTCAGACTCAATTTGCTTTGCGAGAGCTTCAGCTGCTGCCTTAGCTTCTTCTTCGGCTTTAATCCGTGCCTGTTCCTCCTCATAATCAGTAAGAGGCTGGCGCGCCTTGGCTTTCAGTTCATCAAGGCGATCGCGCACTGTCTTGCGGTTGGCATCAATTAGCTTTGGAATTTCCTTCAGTTCAGCAACAAGGTCTTTGCCAAGACCATCGAGATATGTTTTCGTTTGCGCAACTTTATACGCCAGAGAAGCGATCTCCTTTCTGCCCTTTGCCGTTGTGATATCAGGCACAAAGGACATAACTTCACGTTCAACCTTTTGAAGGATTTCTTCAATCTGGTCGGCAGACTGAAATACAGTCATTGCATTTGCTTTTTCAATAACAACTAAATCTGTTACTTCACTCATATATCCTCCGTCAAAAAATTGCCCTCACACTGGAGGGCAAAGAAGATTTCCAATAATCAGAACAAGTCGGCTCCTGTTTAGTTACGAGCGACATTGCTCACATAGCAGACTCGCAAATCTGCTATAGGTGCTTATTCGCATCGCATGACAACATCAAATTTTTCGAGATTACTTTGTCGCAACAATCCCTCTTCTACGCGGTCAGCTTTTCTATAATTATCAAATTCGAAATGTTTAATTACTTCTTTCGTTTCTCGCTCTATAACTTCAACGATGTATTTCTTATTCATTACTCATCACCTATGGCTTTTTTGATAGCTTCGCGAGCCTTATTAACAGCTCCATACCATTCTGGATATGTTGTCGTTGTTCTATTTTCGGATTGCTTAAGTAATAACTGAAGTGCTTCAAGTAAATCCGGTGCAGCCATAGCTAATCTTCCATTTGCTACGGCCTCTTCTGTTTCTTTACCGGATAGGGCCATTCCCGGGTGTGAAAATAAAATTAAGCCTGCAAAATTGGCTTCTCGCCAATTTTTCCTAGTACCTTTAAATTCCATGTTAGCCTCTGTTGTTTATGCCAAAAATAAAGGCCACCATCAGGCAGCCTTTTTGTAAATGTTGCAGGTATCAAGTAAGTAATTAGATGGAGCGCCATAAATTATGAATTCATCGTTTGTCGGGTCCATCTCCATCTCTTGGCCTATTGCCATTCTTGCGTCAGTGTCATCAGAGGCGAAGCATAAAACAGCCCACGCACCCATTGTTTTAAAAAGAACTGCAATTGGCTGTGGTTTTACTGAATTTGCGTTAGCGCGAAAATCATAAATCGCACTTTCATGAAATTCCATATATCACCTCAAATAAGTGGTTTGCTGCCTAATTTCATTTTCTGGCGACCAACACAAGTCACACCCATTTCACTGCGTGGCTTGCGGTAGTAAATACGATTCTGTTTACTCTCGACTTCTTCTGTCTTCTTGCAGCGAAGGCTTCCGAGTGATGCTGCTTTATCTGCTCTGACGCAACCAGAGAGCTTTAGCGCAATCTTTCGCGCCAGTCGCTGCTCTTGCATTGCCTGTTCACGTTGAGCCTGTCTGCGTGCTCTGCGGCGATTTCTGGCGTTATCGTCAGCCAGATATGTAATGACTACTGCCATGTTGACCTCCGATGATTGACTTTGGCGGTGACGCGCCGGGTGCTTATCTTCCGGTTGCTGTCGTGCAGCTGCACTTCACGTCACCCCAAAGCCAACTACTCTTTGGTTCCCGCATTTCGGCGGGACAATCCCATCAATGTTAAAGAGCCTGCCAATCTGTTCCGTTTGGCTACCAGCGTCCTGCTGATGGCTAAAGAATACTGTAGGTATTTTATTGTGTAAATACCCAAGGTATTTATTTTTGGTGAAATAATGATAAGCAAATGAATACAAAGGATATTTATTTTTTCGGTGTCTGCTTGTTCAGTGCTTTTTATGCGGGATATGTGAAGTGGATCCCGATAGCTATTGCTGCCGGGATTATGAGTTAGTCAGCGAAGGTTAAGACGAGAATTACCTTAATGATGTCTGCTACAACAGACACGGCCATAGATAAACCAAAGACGATCCAAGCCATAGAGATGTCTTCACTACCATCGTATAGAGTTCCGTAATCACTGGTGTAAGGCGTAAATGTCGCGCCTTGATACAACAGGTATAAGCTTGAACCATAGAGGATAAATGCAGATATCCCTTGTATTGCTATGATCACTAGAATCATGAAACGAGCTGATCTATGCGCCCAAGCCTGGCTTATTTTTTCTGATAGAGATTTCGCAATAAAAGCATGCGCTAAGCCGTAAATTGTCGAGATTGCCAACATCCCAAAAAAGCTTGCTATAGCGGTTCCAACCATAATCGCCCCTTGCGTGATCAAACCAGCCTTAGTTTTGTCTCAATTGCAACGCCTATAATCTTGCAGTTTCCATTGATTGGCACGAGAGGCCATGCAGGATTAAGTCCCTTGAGGTATTTATTTCCGCCGTCGATTATCAGCTTCTTGAATGTTGCTTCGTTAGAGTCAGAAAGTTTTGCTATGACCAAGCTGCCGTTGATCGCCTCCCTTCCGGTATCGAAAAGAACGAATGTTCCCTCTGGAATGCTTAACCCAACCGGTGCCGTCATTGAATCACCTTCCACTTTAAGCCAAAACGCATTACCTTGAATATGCGCGTCAGACTCAAGCCAAACATCTATGTCTTTAATGGTGTATGGTTCGCATGCTTCACACCACGAGCCAGCCTGGATACTGCTTAACACCGGATACCTCTTTCCTGCTCTGTATTCCCCTGCATACCTTACGTTGGCATCGCTCTTAAGGCTTTCTGCCTGTTCTGCAACCTTGGCAGCAATTGACTGGCTAAAATCAGCAATTGAGACTTGCAACAATCGTGCAAAACCAGATGCAACCTCAACGTTTAGCGCGTTTCTGCCATTAAGATAATGCCCTACCGCTCCTTGGGTGATACCCAGTTCATCAGCGATTGAGTATTGGGTTATTCCCAATTCTTTCTTTTTTGACTCATACAAAGCCTTAAGCCGCTTAGCGTCTTCGAGCTGTTCTGTCGTCAGTGATTTTTTATTTTCCATAGCTTAATTCTAATAGCTAAGGTACTTAAACTAAAAATACCCTGAGTATTGATTGTTTTGAATACCTGTAGTATTCTTTATTCATGGTTAATAACGGAGAGTGCATATGATTCGAATGACACTTGCCGATTACGCCAAAATCCATGGACAGGCTAAAGCAGCCAGTGACTTTGGTGTAATCCAGTGCGCTATCAGCAAGGCCATTCTGGCAGGCCGTAACATCATGGTTACGGTAAAGCCTGATGGCAGTGTGATTGGAGAGGAAGTTCGTCCTTTCCCAAGCAACAAGAAAAACAAATAGTAACACCGCTCTTTAACAGTCATGGTCCTCATTCCCGCCGAAATGCGGGAATACAACGCGCATAAGTTGATGCGCATAACTTCTTATTAGTTAAGGAAATACTTACATATGCAACTTACAAGTACTCGCAAGAAAGCGAATGCAATTACAAGCAACATCATGAATCGAATTGCTGTACGTGGTCAGCGAAAGGTTGCCGACGCGTTAGGGATTAATGAATCGCAAATTTCGCGATGGAAAGACAGCTTTATCCCAAAGATGGCCATGCTTCTGGCTGTTCTTGAATGGGGTGTTGAAGACGAGGAGTTGGCGGAACTGGCTAAGAAAGTAGCCAGAATGCTGACAAAAGAAAAAGCCCCGAAGAACGGCGAATTCTTCGAGGCCTGATGTAGAAAGACTGGATCAATCCACAGGAGTAATTATGACAAAACGTCGTAAGAAATACCAGGAAAAAGAAGAGATTCGACACCCTGATTCACCTGAGGGATTAGTGGTAGCCGCAGCAAATAACAGGGCGTTCGCAGAGCGCCTTGTTGGTGTTTACAGACTAGCCAAAGCAGGAGTGAAACATGGGCGTCGTTAAGTTAGCTGATTACAGGCCTCAACTGGAGGTCGTGGAGCATCGCGTGGCAGATACCGAAGATGGTTTCATGCGCGTTGCTAACGAGATTACCGACGGTCTGCTGATGGCTGATTTAACCGTCCGGCAGTTGAAGGTGATGCTCGCTATCATGCGCAAGACATACGGATTCAATAAGCCGATGGATCGACTCACAAACACGCAGATAGCAGCCATGACAGGTATTCATCACACTCATGTTTGCGCTGCCAAGCGCCAGCTTATTGAGCGTAAATTCCTCATTGCTGATGGCGTGAAAATCGGAGTGAACAAGGTGGTTTCGCAGTGGATTAGCCAGGACAGCTTAACATTAGCTAAAACAGCTAATAAAACATTAGCCAAGTCGGCTAATGGGTATAAGCCAAGTCAGCTAAACACAAAAGACAATATACAAAAGACAATAAATACAAATACCCCCTTACCCCCTAACGGGGGTGGCGATGGGCAGGTTAAACCTGAACGTCGCAAGGCGGAACGAATCGACTACGAATCCTTCCTGAACGCCTACAACACCGAAGTCGGTGACAGACTGCCACACGCTGTTGCGGTCAACGAGAAACGCAAACGCCGCCTGAAGAAAATCATCCCGCAACTGAAAACGCCAAACGTGGACGGTTTCAGAGCGTATGTCAGGGCGTTTGTGCATCAGGCCAAGCCGTTTTACTTCGGAGACAACGACACGGGCTGGACGGCTGATTTTGATTACCTGCTGAGAGAAGACTCGTTAACGGGAGTTCGGGAAGGGAAGTTTGCAGACAGGGGGATTGCATGAGACAGGATATCGAAGCGAGCGTTATCGGTGGCCTGCTGATTGGTGGATTAACTCCAACTGCCAGCGACGTTCTGGCAACGCTGGAGCCGGAAGCGTTTTCAATTCCGCTCTACAGGAAAGCCTTCGAGGTTATCCGCAAGCAGGCGAGAAACAGAAACCTAATCGATGCGCTGATGGTTGCCGAGGCGTGCGGAGAGGAGCATTTCACCTCAATCCTGATGACCAGCAAAAACTGCCCGAGTGCCGCAAACCTGAAGGGATATGCCGGAATGGTCGCGGATAACTATCACCGCCGTCTGGTGCTGGAAATCATGGATGAAATGCGTGAACCAATTCAGAGCGGAACCATCGACGTATCGAGTCAGGCGATGGATGAACTTGTAAAGCGTCTTTCAGTCATCAGAAAGCCACGTGACGAGGTAAAACCTGTACGGTTAGGGGAAATCATCACCGACTACACTGACACGCTTGACAGGCGTCTGAGGAACGGAGAAGAGTCAGATACCCTGAAGACCGGAATCGAAGAACTTGATGCCATCACCGGAGGGATGAACGCAGAAGACCTGGTGATTATCGCCGCTCGTCCTGGTATGGGGAAAACCGAACTGGCGCTGAAGATTGCCGAAGGTGTGGCAAGCCGCGTTATTCCTGGTTCTGACGTCCGGCGCGGGGTATTGATTTTCTCAATGGAAATGAGCGCATTGCAGATTGCAGAGCGAAGCATTGCCAACGCCGGGAGGATGTCGGTTAGCGTACTGCGAAATCCTGCATCGATGGATGACGAGGGCTGGGCACGTGTTGCTAACGGCATGAGTCAGCTTGCAGATTTGGATGTATGGGTAGTCGATGCTTCGCGGTTATCGGTCGAAGAAATACGCTCAATCGCAGAACGGCATAAGCAGGAAAATCCAAACCTGTCACTCATCATGGCGGATTATCTTGGCCTGATTGAGAAGCCGAAAGCAGACCGCAACGACCTCGCAATTGCTCACATCTCCAGAAGCCTGAAGGCGATGGCGAAAGACCTGAAAACACCGGTTATCTCCCTGAGTCAGCTTTCGCGCGATGTTGAGAAGCGACCAAACAAACGCCCGACAAACGCAGATTTGCGTGATTCAGGAAGCATTGAACAGGACGCAGACTCAATCATCATGCTCTATCGGGAAGCGGTATATGATGAGAACAGTAGCGCCGCGCCATTTGCTGAAATCATCGTGACGAAAAACCGTTTTGGCTCGCTTGGTACAGTTTACCAGCGGTTCTGCAACGGACACTTTGTTGCATGTGACCAGGATGAAGCCAGACAGATTTGCACAGCATCAAATGCACCTGCTGCGCGTGGCAGACGATATGCACAAGGGGCTGACGTATGACCATCTACATCACTGAGCTAATAACAGGCCTGCTGGTAATCGCAGGCCTTTTTATTTGGGGGAGAGGGAAGTCATGAAAAAACTAACCTTTGAAATTCGATCTCCAGCACATCAGAAAAACGCTATTCACGCAGTACAGCAAATTCTTCCAGACCCAACCAAACCAATCGTAGTAACCATTCAGGAACGCAACCGCAGCTTAGACCAAAACCGAAAGCTTTGGGCTTGCCTTGGTGACGTCTCTCGTCAGGTTGAATGGCATGGTCGCTGGCTGGATGCAGAAAGCTGGAAGTGTGTGTTTACCGCAGCATTAAAGCAGCAGGACGTTGTTCCTAACCTTGCCGGGAATGGCTTTGTGGTAATAGGCCAGTCAACCAGCAGGATGCGTGTAAGCGAATTTGCGGAGCTATTAGAGCTTATACAGGCATTCGGTACAGAGCGTGGCGTTAAGTGGTCAGACGAAGCGCGACTGGCTCTGGAGTGGAAAGCGAGATGGGGAGACAGGGCTGCATGATAAATGTCGTTAGTTTCTCCGGTGGCAGGACGTCAGCATATTTGCTCTGGCTAATGGAGCAAAAGCGTCGGGCAGGTAAAGACGTGCATTACGTTTTCATGGATACAGGTTGTGAACATCCAATGACATATCGGTTTGTCAGGGAAGTTGTGAAGTTCTGGGATATACCGCTCACCGTATTGCAGGTTGATATCAACCCGGAGCTTGGACAGCCAAATGGTTATACGGTATGGGAACCAAAGGATATTCAGACGCGAATGCCTGTTCTGAAGCCATTTATCGATATGGTAAAGAAATATGGCACTCCATACGTCGGCGGCGCGTTCTGCACTGACAGATTAAAACTCGTTCCCTTCACCAAATACTGTAATGACCATTTCGGGCGAGGGAATTACACCACGTGGATTGGCATCAGAGCTGATGAACCGAAGCGGCTAAAGCCAAAGCCTGGAATCAGATATCTTGCTGAACTGTCAGACTTTGAGAAGGAAGATATCCTCGCATGGTGGAAGCAACAACCATTCGATTTGCAAATACCGGAACATCTCGGTAACTGCATATTCTGCATTAAAAAATCAACGCAAAAAATCGGACTTGCCTGCAAAGATGAGGAGGGATTGCAGCGTGTTTTTAATGAGGTCATCACGGGATCCCATGTGCGTGACGGACATCGGGAAACGCCAAAGGAGATTATGTACCGAGGAAGAATGTCGCTGGACGGTATCGCGAAAATGTATTCAGAAAATGATTATCAAGCCCTGTATCAGGACATGGTACGAGCTAAAAGATTCGATACCGGCTCTTGTTCTGAGTCATGCGAAATATTTGGAGGGCAGCTTGATTTCGACTTCGGGAGGGAAGCTGCATGATGCGATGTTATCGGTGCGGTGAATGCAAAGAAGATAACCGCTTCCGACCAAATCAACCTTACTGGAATCGATGGTGTCTCCGGTGTGAAAGAACACCAACAGGGGTGTTACCACTACCGCAGGAAAAGGAGGACGTGTGGCGAGACAGCGACGAAGTTTCACCGACATCATCTGTGAAAACTGCAAATACCTTCCAACGAAACGCTCCAGAAATAAACGCAAGCCAATCCCAAAAGAATCTGACGTAAAAACCTTCAACTACACGGCTCACCTGTGGGATATCCGGTGGCTAAGACATCGTGCGAGGAAATGACAATGGATTATTCACAGTTAAGTGATTTTGAAATTAACAGAATGGTAGGAGACATAATTTTTAAAGGACTTTGGGCATGTAAACCGGAAACGTCAGGGAATAACACCAACAAATGGTATTACGGAAATGCTGATACAACTTTTGAGCCATTAAATCATTTGCCTGACTACTGCAATGATCCGAGCGCTTCATGGCCGATTATTGAGAAATACAGGATTTCTATCTTAGACCAGTTAACTGAATGGTGTGTGGATGCAAAAGGCGTAAGCCCAATATTTGATACCAGACCTCTCCGCGCCGCCATGATTGTCTTTCTCCTGATGCAGGAGGCCAATAATGCTTAGCCCATCCCAATCCCTTCAATACCAGAAAGAAAGCGTCGAGCGGGCTTTAACGTGCGCTAACTGCGGTCAGAAGCTGCATGTGCTGGAAGTTCACATGTGTGAGCACTGCTGCGCAGAACTGATGAGCGATCCGAATAGCTCAATGCACGAGGAAGAAGACGATGAATGAGTTAATAAATGGCAATGCCATCAAAATGACAAGCATTGAAATCGCTGAGTTGGTTGGTAAGCGTCATGACAATGTGAAACGTACCATCGAAACGCTGGCTAAAAATGGTGTTATCCGGCTTCCTCAAATTGAGGTTTCCGAAAGAATCAATAACTTAGGGTTCAATGTTCAGTACGAGCATTACGTTTTCGAAGGCGAACAAGGTAAGCGAGACAGTATTGTCGTTGTTGCCCAGTTGTCGCCGGAATTCACCGCTCGCCTTGTTGACCGCTGGCGAGAGCTTGAAGAAGCTGCGGTTAATATCCCCAAAACGCTACCAGAAGCGTTGCGCCTTGCTGCTGATCTTGCTGAGCAGAAAATGCAACTGGAAAACCAGCTCGCAATTGCCGCACCTAAAGTTGAGTTTGCCGATCGCGTTGGCGAGGCCAGCGGAATTTTGATTGGAAACTTTGCAAAGGTTGTCGGTATTGGTCCAAACAAACTGTTTGCGTGGATGCGCGATCACAAAATCCTTATTGCTTCAGGTTCCCGGCGCAATGTGCCAATGCAGGAATATATGGATCGCGGCTATTTCACAGTGAAAGAAACAGCGGTCAACACAAATCACGGAATACAGATATCGTTCACCACAAAAATCACCGGGCGTGGTCAACAGTGGCTGACCAGAAAGCTGCTCGATAACGGAATGCTGAAAGTAACAGGTGAGGCTGCTTAATGGCTAATCTACGCAAAGAAGCACGCGGCAGAGAATGCCAGGTACGTATTTACGGCGTATGCAATGGCAACCCTGAAACTACAGTTCTGGCACATTATCGGATGGCTGGAATTTGCGGAACGGGAATGAAGCCTGACGACCTGATCGGCGCATGGGCTTGTAGCGCGTGTCACGATGAAATCGACCGACGCACCCATAATCTCGACAACAAAGACGCCAGACTTTACCACCTCGAAGGCGTGATCAGGACGCAGGCGATACTGCTGAAGGAGGGGAAGATTAAGTCATGAACGAATATCAGTTTGTGCTTCCATACCCGCCGTCGGTGAACACCTACTGGCGAAGACGGGGAAGCCAATACTACATCAGCGATAAAGGCCAGAAATACCGAAAAGACGTTCAGCAAATCATCCGCCAACTCAAGTTAGACATTTTCACCAAATCACGACTCCGCATCAAAGTCATCGCAGACGTTCCAGACTCCCGCCGCCGCGACCTCGACAACATCCTGAAAGGTTTACTCGATTCCCTTATCCACGCCGGATTTGCGGAAGACGACGAGCAATTCGATGACATTCGCGTAATTCGTGGTGTGAAAGTACCAGGCGGACGGCTTGGAATAAAAATCACCGAACTGGAGAACGCATGAACGCCACAATTCAAACGATACCAGAGCTTCTTATCCAGACACGAGGCAATCAGACCGAAGTGGCAAGGATGCTTTCCTGCGCAAGAGGAACAGTGCTCAAGTACAACCGAGACAGCAAAGGCGAGCGTCACGCAATAGTTAACGGCGTCCTGATGGTCAAACAGGGCAAGAGGGGAAGACGATGAGACTCGAAAGCGTAGCTAAATTTCATTCGCCAAAAAGCCCAATGATGAGCGACTCACCACGGGCTACGGCTTCTGACTCTCTTTCCGGTACTGATGTGATGGCTGCTATGGGGATGGCGCAATCACAAGCCGGATTCGGTATGGCTGCATTCTGTGGTAAGCACGAACTCAGCCAGAACGACAAACAAAAGGCTATCAACTATCTGAAGCAATTTGCACACAAGGTATCGGGGAAATACCGTGGTGTGGCAAAGCTCGAAGGAAATACTAAGGCAAAGGTACTGCAAGTGCTCGCAACATTCGCTTATGCGGATTATTGCCGTAGTGCCGCTACGCCGGGCGCAAGATGCAGAGATTGCCACGGTACAGGCCGTGCGGTTGATATAGCCAAAACAGAGCAGTGGGGGAGAGTTGTCGAGAAAGAGTGCGGAAGATGCAAAGGCGTCGGCTATTCAAGGATGCCAGCAAGCGCAGCATATCGCGCTGTGACGATGCTAATCCCAAACCTTACTCAACCCACCTGGTCACGCACTGTTAAGCCGCTGTATGACGCTCTGGTGGTGCAATGCCACAAAGAAGAGTCAATCGCAGACAGCATTTTGAATACGGTCACACGTTAGCAGCATGATTGCCACGGATGGCAACATATTAACGGCATGATATTGACTTATTGAATAAAGTTGGGTAAATTTGACTCAACGATGGATAAATGCACTCGTTAAATAAAGCCCTGAGTTAATAGCTCGGGGCTTTTTGCGTTTTAAGCACGGCCTTTCTGAAAGCACATCAAACCAAATACCAGACAGACAAAAATAATCACCTTATCCGCTGTGGCTACGGTGCGGTGTGCTTTGCATAAAAGAAAACCAGCGCAATGGCTGGCTTCGTGAAAGCGGGTGGCAGGAGGTTGCACTAACAACCTCATGCCGTTTTGCCCGTGCATATCGGTCACGAACAAATCTGATTACTAAACACAGTAGCCTGGATTTGTTCTATCAGTAATCGACCTTATTCCTAATTAAATAGAGCAAATCCCCTCAATGAAGGGGTAGAGCATGTACCGTATGGACAAAATCAGAGAATGGTTCAGTTACAGCTTCGGAGGACTGACTGCGATGGGTGGCATTCTCTCCCTGAATGACTGGGCTGTCATCATTGGTATTCTTTGTACTGTCGGCACATTTGGCATCAACTGGTACTACAAGCGCAAAGAGCGCGAGGACAGATTGAATGGCAATGTCACCGGCACTACGAAATAGCGTAATAGCGGCGATAAGTGGCGGGGCTATTGCTATAGCATCTGTGTTAATCACTGGGCCAAGTGGTAACGATGGTCTGGAAGGTGTCAGCTACATACCATACAAAGATATTGTTGGTGTATGGACTGTATGTCACGGACATACCGGAAAAGACATCGTGCTCGGTAAAACGTATACCGAAGAAGAATGCAAAGCCCTCCTGAATAAAGACCTTGCCACGGTCGCCAGACAAATTAACCCGTACATCAAAGTCGATATACCGGAAACAACGCGCGGCGCTCTTTATTCGTTCGTCTATAACGTGGGCGCAGGCAATTTCAGAACATCGACGCTTCTTCGCAAAATAAACCAGGGCGATATCAAAGGCGCATGTGATCAGCTACGGCGCTGGACATACGCTGGCGGTAAGCAATGGAAAGGGCTGATGACTCGCCGTGAGATTGAGCGTGAAGTCTGTTTGTGGGGTCAGCAATGAACAGAGTAACCGCGATTATCTCCGCTTTGGTTATCTGCATCATCGTCTGCCTGTCATGGGCTGTTAATCATTACCGTGATAACGCCATCGCCTACAAAGAACAGCGTGATAAAAAAGTCAGTGAGCTGAAGCAGGCGACCGCCACCATTACTGACATGCAGCAACGCCAGCGTGCTGCTGATGCACTCGATGCTAAATACACGAAGGAGTTAGCTGATGCGAAAGCTGAAAATGATGCTCTTCGGCGCAATCTTGATAATGGTGGCAGGGTGCTCGTCAAAGGAAAATGCCCTGTGCCATCCTCAGCCGAAACCTCCGGCGCCTCCGGCATGGGCAATGATGCCACCGTCGAACTCTCTCCAGTTGCTGGACGAAACGTTCTCGGTGTCCGGGACGGAATTATCCGCGACCAAACAGCACTGAGAACGCTTCAGGAATATATCAGGACGCAATGCCTTCGATGATAGCGATAATTTTACTCATCATCCTTCACATCTGGCTCTGTAGACAGGGTGATGATCACTTCTGGAGTGAATCCAGATTAAACATCTCATTGCTGATGCTTGATATTGAGCATTTTGCGCGCGGTAAGGGGCTGCGTTGAGATAAGAGCCAGTCATTACAAATACCAGGATTTAGCCTCGCATTTGCGGGGCTTTTTTACATCTGCAGTAAACCGCGCATCGCAGCGCGTAACAATCCCGAGTCTTTCAGAAAGCTGAGCCTGAGAATTGCCGTATATGGTGGCGACCATCTCGGGGACGGCTTTTCTGTGCGAACAGGCTCATCTTTCTAAAAGGTAAAGACGCAATGAACTACCCAACCGTTGTTAACGATATAGATTTCAGAGACCTAATTTTTGTAGCAAACAACGATCCGGTTACAGATTCTTTTATGGTGGCAAAAGCATTTGGAAAGCTGCCGAAGAACGTGGTTCGTGACATTGAACGAACCATAGAAGCTTGCCCTCCTGAGTTTGATACAAAGCTCAACTTTGAGCTTTGCTATAAAAACAATGAGTTACAGAATGGTAAGCCGCAAAAATTCTACCGTCTCCGCAAGGATGGGTTGATGCTTTTGGTTATGTCCTACACCAAAAAAGAAGCAATGCGTATCAAAATTGCTTACATCAACGCATTCAACTGGATGTACGCCATGCTTCAGGTTGGTCATCGTCAATTTGAAGAAGAGAGAAATGCCGTAATGCTGGAGTACATGAAAGAGAAGGATGTTGCCAGCATGTCAGGTCGCCTGCTCAATCGCTGGGGAAAAATTAAGAAGCCTCAGCTACTGGCGAGAATTGAACGCCTTGAACAGCACGGGCAAACCGTAATCCCCGGACTCACTAATTAACAGCAGTACCACGAAGCAACCCAAGCCAGTAAGTGGGGAAATAACACTGGCAGCCACTGAAAGATGAACCTCCAGCCTTATGGCAAAAAAGATTCTTTGTGGTGGCGGACTGATGGAAAGACATCCTAATCAAGCAACCACTCTACAGGGTCATAATTATGAACGACCAGCAAATCGAAAAAGAAATCGTTGAGAAAGGCAAAACGGCACCGCGCGTTACGCCAGACCATATCGAAGGCATTATTGCTCAGGAGGCATATTTCACAGCAGAAGATGGTGCCTTTGGCAAAGCCATAAAAGCGAAACATACTGGCGGAGAGGTAAACTACCAGCCGCACGAATCACTTTCTCTGCTGACGTTCTGCGTCCTGGTGCTGCGCAACGGCTTCACCGTCACCGGAGAAAGCGCCTGTGCAAGTCCGGAAAATTTTGATGCAGAAATTGGTCGGAAGATTGCCAGACAGAATGCTGTAAACAAAATCTGGATGCTCGAAGGTTACTTGCTGAAGCAGAAGCTAAGCGAACAGTAGTTATTACAAAAGCCATTCCCTACAGAGTGGCTTTGATAATGGCTTATACCCTACACGGGATAACTTAACTGATATCCCTTTTAACGGATAAACGGAGCCAACAATGGCGGAGATTATTCCCATGACTGAAGAACAGAAATTCCAGTTAGAGATTTACAAGCTGGTCATGAACCAGAACGCAGCCGCAGAAGAAGCATTTCAATTCATTGGCACTGACGAGCTGAAGCTTGAGCTATTCAAAATTCACTTCCAGTCAGGAGGCGCTAATTCAGATATCACGACCCGCACTATCGAAGCGGTGCGTAAATCGAAGGAAGCGTTAGACCTGTTCACCACCGGAGCATGATGCTCAACCTGAAATAACGATTAAGTGAGATGAATATGGCAGCACCAAAGGGCAACCGATTCTGGGAGGCCCGCAGTAGTCATGGGCGAAACCCTAAATTCGAATCGCCTGAGGCGCTGTGGGCTGCTTGTTGTGAATACTTCGAGTGGGCTGATGATAACCCGCTATGGGAGGGTAAGGTATTTTCATATCAGGGAGAAATAATTAAGGCTAATGTCCCTAAGATGCGAGCCATGACTATTTCAGGATTGTGTACCTTCCTTGATATCACCAGGCAAACATGGGGAACCTTCCGGTCAATGGAAGGTTTTTCTGACGTCACATCACGAGCGGAAGACATCATCTACGACCAGAAATTCTCTGGCGCAGCCGCTGACCTTCTCAACGCTAACATCATCGCCCGTGATTTGGGCCTCAAAGAGCAGTCGCAAGTTGAAGACGTGACACCTGATAAGGGAGATCGCGATAAGCGGCGCTCTCGTATCAAGGAGCTATTCAACCGTGGAACTGGACGCGATTCTTGATAACCTGAGCGACGAAGAGCAAATCGAGTTGCTCGAGCTACTCGAAGAAGAAGAGAACTACCGGAACACACACCTGCTATATGAATTTAAGCCATACAGCAAACAGCGTGAGTTCATCGACGCCGGGCATGACTATCCAGAGCGCTGTTTTATGGCTGGTAACCAGCTTGGTAAGTCATTTACCGGTGCTGCCGAAGTCGCGTTTCACCTTACAGGGCGTTATCCGGGCACAAAAGGCTATCCTGCTGATGGTAAATATGGCGGTGAGTGGAAAGGTAAGCGTTTCTATGAGCCTGTTGTCTTCTGGATTGGTGGCGAGACAAACGAGACTGTAACCAAAACGACTCAACGCATCCTGTGCGGTCGTATCGAAGAGAATGGTGAGCCAGGCTATGGTTCCATACCTAAAGAAGACATCATTAGCTGGAAGAAGTCTCCTTTCTTTCCGAACCTTGTTGATCATCTTCTGGTTAAGCATCACACGGCTGATGGCGTTGAAGATGGCATTTCAATCTGCTACTTCAAGCCATACTCGCAAGGCCGTGCTCGCTGGCAGGGTGACACAATCCACGGCGTGTGGTTTGACGAAGAGCCACCATACAGCATTTATGGCGAAGGTCTTACCCGTACCAACAAATACGGGCAATTCTCAATTCTGACGTTTACCCCGCTGATGGGGATGTCTGACGTTGTTACCAAGTTCCTGAAGAATCCAAGCAAGTCGCAGAAAGTGGTCAACATGACCATCTATGACGCTGAGCACTACACCGACGAGCAGAAAGAGCAAATCATCGCATCCTATCCTGAGCATGAGAGAGAGGCGCGTGCTCGCGGTATTCCTACGATGGGTAGCGGGCGAATCTTCCAGATACCGGAAGAGACGATTAAGTGTCAGCCGTTTGAGTGCCCTGATCACTTCTACGTAATTGGCGGGATGGATTTCGGATGGGATCACCCGCAGGCGCAGGTTCAGCTTTGGTGGGATAAGGACGCAGACACAATCTACGTTTCACGCGTGTGGAAGGCGAAAGAAAAGACAGCCGTTCAGGCGTGGGGAGCTGTTAAATCATGGGCGCATAAAGTGCCAACCGCATGGCCTCATGACGGAAACCAGCATGAGAAGGGCGGTGGTGAGCAGCTCAAAGGGCAGTATGCAGACGCTGGATTTATGATGTTGCAGGAGCATGCGACATGGCCTGATGGCGGTAATGCTGTTGAGCCTGGCATCACTGAATTGCGAGACATGATGCTCGATGGTCGCTTCAAAGTATTCAACACCTGTGAGCCATTCTTTGAGGAGTTCCGCCTCTATCACCGTGATGAAAACGGGAAGATCGTCAAGCTTAACGACGACGTGCTATCCGCCGTTCGCTATGCATACATGATGCGCCGCTTCGCAAAAATGATGCGCGACATCAAAAAACCAAAAGAGAAAAAGATACCAGCCCCAATCAGGCCCATCGCACGGAGAACTTAAATGGCCGACGAAAACAGACTCAATTCCATTCTGTGTAAGTTTGACGCAGACTGGATGGCGAGCGATGAAGCCAGAACCGAGGCGACAAATGACCTGTATTTTAGCCGAGTGTCGCAATGGGATGACTGGCTATCAAACTACACCACCCTGCAGTATCGCGGACAATTCGATGTTGTCCGCCCGGTTGTCAGGAAGTTGGTCGCAGAGATGCGCCGGAACCCTATCGACGTTCTCTTCCGACCAAAAGACGGTGCTAATCCTGATGCTGCCGATGTGCTGATGGGGATGTATCGTACTGATATGCGCCATAACACGGCAAAAATTGCCGTTAACGTTGGCGTTCGTGAGCAGATAGAGTCCGGCGTTGGTGCATGGCGTCTGGTCACGCAGTACGAAGACAACGATCCAACAAGCAACAATCAGGTAATCCGACGCCTGCCAATCCATGAGGCCTGCTCACACGTCATATGGGACGCAAACAGCAAGCAGATGGATAAGAGCGACGCTAAGCACTGCACGGTGATTAACGCTTTGTCACGCAATGGCTGGAAAGAGTTCGCAGAGGATTACGGTATTGATCCTGACACGCTGCCATCTTTCCAGAATCCGAACGATACATGGCTGTTTCCGTGGGTATCGAATGATGTCGTCTACGTCGCTGAGTATTACGAGGTCGAAGAGAAGAAAGAGAAGGTCTTCATCTACCGCGACCCGCTGACAGGTGAGCCGGTCAGCTATTACCAGCAAGATATCAAAGACGTCATCGACGACCTGGCTAATCGTGGATTCATTAAGGTAGTAGAGCGCAAGGTGAAGCGTCGGCGTGTGTATAAGTCGATCATCACCTGCACGCAGATACTGAAAGACCGCGAGAAGATAGCCGGAGAGCATATTCCAATCGTTCCAGTGTATGGCGAATGGTCATTCGCTGGTGACAAGGAGTGCTACGAAGGAGTGGTAAGGCTGACGAAAGACGGTCAGCGCCTTCGTAACATGATCATGTCATTCAACGCCGATATTGTTGCTCGTTCACCGAAGAAGAAACCGACCTTCTTCCCTGAGCAAATCGAAGGCTACGAATACATGTACGGTGGAAATGATGACTATCCGTACTATCTGCAGAACAAGACCGATGAAAACGGTAACGACCTGCCGATTGGCCCAATCTCCTACATGGAAAACCCTGAAGTGCCGCAAGCCAACGCTTACATGCTTGAGGCTGCCACCAACGCAGTGAAAGAGGTGGCTAGTCTTGGTGTGGATGCGCAGGCAGCAAACTCTCAGGTCGCTTTCGATACCGTCAATCAACTGAACATGCGGGCAGACCTTGAGACATACGTGTTTCAGGATAACCTAGCTACCGCAATGCGACGTGATGGCGAGATTTATGCCTCAATGGTCAACGATATTTATGACGTTCCTCGCCATGTAACGCTGACACTTGAAGATGGTAGCGAGAAAGACGTTCAACTCTACGCGCAAGTTGTCGATTACCAGTCCGGCAATGTGGTCACACTCAACGACATTCGCGGTCGCTATGAGTGCTATACAGACGTTGGACCATCCTTCCAGAGTATGAAGGAACAGAACCGCGCAGAGATTCAGGAGTTGCTCACCAAGGTTCCGCAAGGTACTCCAGAGTTCCAGATGCTGATGCTGCAATACTTCACGCTGCTTGACGGTAAAGGCGTCGAGATGATGCGAGAGTACGCGAACAAGCAACTGGTGATGATGGGGCTGAAGAAACCAGAAACACCTGAAGAGATGGAGATGGTACAGCAGGCTCAACAGCAGCCGCAGCAGCCATCAGCAGAGCAAATTCAGGCGCAGGGTATCCTTCTGCAAGGTCAGGCTGAATTGCTCAAGGCAGAGAACCAACAGGCGCAGATTCAGGTTGAAGCCGCCAAGGTTGAAGCCCAAAACCAACTCAACGCCGCGAAGATTGCAGAAATCTTCAACAATATGGACCTCGACAAGCAGGCAGAACTGCGTGAGTACCTCAAGCTCGTAGGTCAATTCCAGCAACAGCGCAGCAAAGATGCTCGTGCTAACGCTGAGCTGCTTCTTAAAGATGCAGACCAGACTCATTCACAACGCATGGATTTCGCGAATCTTATGCGTCAAGTTCAAATCCCCTCCGGCGGAGTAGCCGAGACACCTCAATAAGAGAGAGTTAACCATGGACCAAACCACCGACATTCAGGCTTCTGAAGAATTAACCCTGCCCGGCAATCATGCAGCGGCATCTGCTGATGGCTTAGTTGTCGATAATGCCAACGACAGTGCAGGTCAGGAAGAAGGCTTTGAGATTGTCCTGAAAGACGATGAGAAACCAAAACAAGACCCGGCAACTAATGCTGAATTTGCCCGTCGCCGCATCGAACGCAAACGCCAGCGTGAGCTTGAGCAGCAGATGGAAGCGGTTAAGCGTGGAGAGTTGCCGGAGCACCTGCGGGTGAACCCTGAGTTACCAAAACAACCAGACCCTAACGATTATCTTTCCGAAGATGCACTGGCTAAGTACGACTATGACCAGAGCCGCGCACTGGCTGCCTTCCAGCAGGCAAACAGTGAATGGCAGATCAAGGCTATGGACGCACGAAGCCAGGCTGTCGCCGAGCAGGGTCGCAAAACTCAGGAGTTCACCCAGCAATCAGCGCAATACGTCGAGGCAGCCCGTAAGCACTACGACGCAGCGGAAAAGCTCAATATCCCTGACTATCAGGAGAAAGAGGATGCATTCATGCAACTGGTGCCGCCAGCAGTCGGTGCCGACATCATGCGCCTCTTCCCGGAGAAATCCGCTGCTCTCATGTATCACCTTGGTGCTAATCCTGAGAAAACACGCCAGTTGCTGGCGATGGACGGGCAATCCGCGCTGATTGAACTCACTCGACTGTCAGAACGTTTAACTCTCAAGCCTCGAGCAAAGCCTGTTTCAGAAGCCCCGTTACCTGATGAACCCATTCAGGGACACGCTGTTGCTGCAAATATCTCTGCGATTGAAAAGCAGATGGAAGCGGCAGCAAACAAAGGGGATGTAGAGACGTACCGCAAGCTTAAGGCGCAACTGAATAAAGGAATTCGATAATGGCATTAAATGAAGGTCAACTGGTCACATATGCTCTGGATGAAATCATCGAAACCGTCCAGAACCTGACGCCAATGGCGTCCAAAGTGACAAAATACACCCCTCCGGCAGAATCAATGCAGCGTTCAAGCAACACCGTGTGGATGCCTGTTGAGCAGGAAGCGCCAACCCAGACTGGCTGGGATTTAACTGGCAACGCAACCGGGATTCTGGAACTCTCCGTGAAATGCAACATGGGCGATCCGGATAACGATTTCTTCGAGCTTCGTGCAGATGACCTGCGTGATGAGCGTTCTTACCGTCGCCGCATCCAGGCATCCGCCAAAAAACTGGCGAATAACATTGAGTCAGCAATTGCCAAACAGGCAACTGAAATGGGCTCGCTTGTTGTTCACGATACCCGCGCAATTGGTCCATCTACTGGCCTGTCTGGATGGGATTTTGTGTCTGATGCAGAGCGACTGATGTTCTCCCGTGAGCTAAACCGCGATATGGGCATCAGTTACTTCCTGAATCCTGACGATTACCGCAAAGCAGGCCGCAACCTGGTAGATGGTGACATCTTCGGTCGCGTTCCTGAAGAAGCGTATCGCAACGGTACTATTCAGCGTCAGATTGCTGGCTTTGATGAAATTCTTCGCTCACCGAAACTTCCGGCAGTTACCAAGTCAACCGCTACTGGTGTAACTGTGTCTGGAGCGCAGAAGTTTAAGCCGCAGGCATACACCCTTGATACCGATGGTAACAAGGAGAACGTCGACAACCGTGTTGCAACGGTGACCGTATCCTCCACCACCGGATTTAAGCGCGGCGACAAAATCAGCTTCACTGGTGTGAAATTCCTGTCTCAGATGGCGAAGAACGTGCTGACTGATGATGCGACTTTCTCAATCACCCGAGTGATCGATAGTACTCACATCGAAATCACGCCGAAGCCGATTGCGCTGGATGACGCGTCACTGACAAAAGAAGAGAAGGCTTACGCTAACGTAAACACCTCTCTTGCTAATACCACTCCGGTAAACGTTCTGAACGTGGCAACAACCACCGCTAACGTGTTCTGGGCTGATGACTCAATCCGCCTGCTGTCTCAGCCGATTCCGGTAACCCATGAACTGTTTGCTGGCATGAAAACTTCTTCCTTCAGCATTCCAGGTATTGGTGTTAACGGCATCTTCGCAACGCAGGGTGATATCAACACTCTGTCTGGTAAGTGCCGTATTGCTGTGTGGTATTCAGCATGTGCTGTACGACCAGAGGCAATTGGTGTTGGTCTGCCTAACCAGACTGCGTGATAACCAGAGGGAGCTTCGGCTCCCTTTTTTATCTGGAGACAAGCATGACACACATGATCTTTCGTCATGGCGACATGAAGAAATGGAAAGGCGTTGGATACGACTTTGAAATCGTGAAAGCCGAAGAGCTTCAGGAATATCTGGATGCTGGCTGGTTTGCACATCCTGATAATCTTCTGAATGATGTTGCAGAGCCAGAGCCAGAGCCAGAGCCAGAGCCAGAGCCAGAGCCAGAGCCAGAGCCAGAGCCAGAAGAAAAACAGCGTAAAAAGCCTGATCGAAAACCTAAGGCGGCAGCAGATGAACCTGACAACGAAGGGTGATTTAGTTCTTGCGGCATTACGTAAGCTCGGTGTGGCATCAAATGCCACGTTAACCGATGTCGAACCGCAGTCTATGGAAGACGGCGTCAACGACCTTGAAATGATGATGGCTGAATGGCTTGGCGGTGATGTGTCACCTGGTATCAACGTTGGCTACATTTTCGCTGATGCAGATGTCGCTCCAGATCCGGGCGATGAGCACGGTTTATCAAATAACGCTATCAATGCCGTCATTTTCAACCTTGCCTGCCGCATTGCTCCGGATTATGCGCTGGAAGCGTCTGCAAAACTTATAACCACTGCCAGATACGGGAAAGAGAGACTCGTCAAACTGTCTGCAATGGACAGAGCAAAAGCCGCTAAATGTAAGTCCGGTTATCCAAACCGTATGCCTGTTGGTAGTGGTAACCAGTTGGCGAAGTGTAACGGTTGGAATTACTTCCAGCGAAAGGAACCTTGCGATAACGGGAGCGAATAATGCCGATTCAGCAACTTCCGCTTATGAAAGGTGTCGGCAAAGACTTTCGAAACGCCGACTATATCGACTATCTGCCAGTGAATATGCTGGCAACCCCCAAAGAAATCCTCAACAGCAGTGGATATCTTCGCTCATTCCCTGGCATTGCCAAACGCTCTGATGTGAATGGTGTATCGCGCGGTGTCGAGTACAACATGGCGCAGAATGCTGTTTATCGCGTTTGCGGTGGCAAGTTGTATAAGGGCGAAAGCGAGGTCGGTGATGTTGCCGGAAGTGGTCGCGTATCAATGGCGCATGGTCGAACATCTCAGGCGGTAGGCGTTAATGGTCAACTGGTCGAGTATCGCTATGATGGAACGGTTAAAACAGTCTCAAACTGGCCTACAGACAGCGGATTCACTCAGTATGAGTTAGGTTCGGTTCGCGACATTACGCGTTTACGTGGGCGTTATGCGTGGTCAAAAGACGGCACGGATTCATGGTTTATCACTGACCTTGAAGACGAATCGCATCCTGACCGTTACAGCGCACAATATCGCGCAGAATCGCAGCCGGACGGTATCCTCGGCATCGGAACATGGCGAGACTTCATCGTCTGCTTTGGTTCATCGACGATTGAATATTTTTCCCTGACTGGGGCAACCACCGTTGGTGCCGCTTTGTATGTCGCACAGCCATCACTGATGGTGCAGAAAGGCATTGCCGGAACTTACTGCAAAACGCCGTTTGCTGATTCCTATGCGTTTATCAGCAATCCGGCAACAGGTGCTCCGTCTGTATACATCATCGGCTCCGGTCAGGTATCACCAATCGCCAGCGCGAGCATTGAGAAAATCCTCCGCTCCTACACTGCTGATGAACTGGCTGATGGTGTGATGGAATCGTTGCGGTTTGATGCTCATGAGTTGCTGATTATCCATCTTTCGCGTCACGTCCTTGTGTACGACGCATCTTCAAGCGCCAATGGTCCGCAATGGTGTGTGCTGAAAACAGGCCTGTATGACGATGTGTACCGCGCTATCGACTTCATTTACGAAGGCAATCAGATAACGTGCGGCGATAAGCTGGAGTCCGTGACCGGAAAATTGCAGTTCGACATCAGCAGCCAGTATGGGCTACAGCAAGAACACCTGCTGTTTACTCCACTCTTCAAAGCAGATAACGCCAGATGCTTTGATCTGGAGGTGGAATCATCGACGGGGGTCGCTCAGTACGCCGACCGCCTGTTCCTCTCGGCAACCACTGATGGCATCAATTACGGTCGTGAGCAGATGATTGAGCAGAATGAACCGTTCGTTTACGACAAGCGTGTTTTGTGGAAGCGAGTCGGGCGCATCAGGAAAAATGTCGGCTTCAAATTGCGCGTTATCACGAAGTCACCTGTCACTCTGTCTGGCTGCCAGATAAGGATCGAGTAATGGCTGATTCGAATCTCAATGAGCCGGTAATCATTCAGGCTACACGACTCGACACATCAGTCCTTCCACGCAATATCTTCTCGCAGTCATATCTGCTGTACGTTATCGCACAGGGTACTGATGTTGGTAACGTGGCTAACAAGGCCAACGAAGCAGGGAAGGGAGCTTATGATGCACAGGTGAAGAATGATGAGCAGGATGTCACCCTTGCAGACCATGAATCCAGAATTGCTGCTGCTGAAGCAACTCTCGTCAATCATGAACATAGAATCGCAGCAGCGGAAAGCACTCTTGCAGATCATGAAACAAGGATTACGGCTGCCGAAACAGAGCTGGCTGATCACGAGACGCGAATTGCTGCCAATGAATCTGAGTTAGCAAACCATGATGCGCGAATAACTCAGAATACAACCGATATCAACGCACTTGATACCAGGCTCACAGCGGCAGAGGGAAGTATTTCGACGCTACAAAGCACAGTTGGTGATCACTCAACAAGAATATCTGCGCTTGAGTATGCCACCACGCGCAAGAAATCAGAGGTTGTTTACTCAGGAGTATCGGTAACCATTCCAACAGCGCCGACCAACCTTGTTAGCCTGCTGAAAACGCTCACGCCGTCATCCGGGACGTTGGCACCATTCTTCGATACTGATAACAACAAGATGGTTGTTTTCAACGAGAACAAAACCCTGTTCTTCAAGCTGTCGATTGTCGGGACGTGGCCCAGCGGAACCGCAAACAGGTCAATGCAGCTAACCTTTTCCGGATCTGTTCCTGACACACTGGTAAGCAGTCGCAACTCGGCGACAACAACCGATAACATCCTGTTAGCTACGTTCTTCAGCGTGGATAAAGACGGCTTTCTTGCCACAAATGGCAGTACGTTAACCATCCAGTCAAATGGGGCGGCGTTTACTGCCACAACCATCAAGATAATCGCGGAGCAGTGATGATTCAGTTCAACCCAACGCGAAACATCGACCTGATCGAAGCAGTCGGAAATCACCCTGACATTATTGCCGGGAGCAACAACGGTGATGGATACGACTACAAGCCTGAATGCCGTTACTTCGAGGTGAACGTGCACGGGCAGTTCGGCGGCATTGTTTACTATCAGGAGATTCAGCCTTTGACCTTTGATTGCCACGCCATGTACCTGCCAGAGGTTCGTGGATTCAGCAAGGAAATCGGGCTGGCGTTCTGGCGATACATTCTGACTAACACCACTGTTCAGTGTGTCACATCGTTCGCTGCACGCAAATTCCGCCACGGGCAGATGTACTGCGCAATGATTGGCCTTAATCGTGTAGGAACCATCAAGAAATACTTTAAAGGCGTGGATGACGTGACGTTTTACAGCGCCACACGCGAAGAACTAATCGACTTCCTGAATCACGGGAGATAGCCATGTTATATGCATTTAAGCTGGGCAGAAAACTGCGCGGCGAGGAACCTTATTGCCCTGAAAAAGGCGGGAAAGGTGGCAGTTCTGATAAAAGCGCAAAGTATGCAGCAGAAGCCCAGAAGTATGCTGCAGACCTGCAAAATCAGCAGCGGCAGACGATCATGAAAAACCTTGCTCCGTTCACGCCTCTTGCGGAGCAGTATGTTAACCAGCTTCAGAGCCTTTCCAGTTTAGAAGGTCAGGGGCAGGCACTTAATCAGTATTACAACTCTCAGCAGTATAAAGACCTTGCAGGGCAGGCTCGTTACCAGAGTCTTGCTGCTGCGGAGGCGACGGGTGGACTTGGTTCGACAGCCACAAGCAATCAACTGGCTACGATCGCGCCGACACTCGGTCAGTCTTGGTTATCAAATCAGATGAGCAATTACAACAATCTGGCAAACGTTGGGCTTGGTGCTCTGCAAGGTCAGGCAAACGCCGGGCAGACGTACGCCAACAACATGAGCAGCATTGCACAGCAAAGCGCAGCTCTTGCCGCTGCTAATGCCAATAAACCATCAGGCCTTCAGACAGCAATTAGCGGAGGAGCTTCAGGGGCTATGACTGGCGCTGCTCTTGGCTCTATTGTTCCAGGACTTGGCACTGGATTAGGTGCGGCAATTGGCGGCGGACTTGGCCTGCTTGGATCGTTGTTTTAAGGGGTAATCATGGCTACTTGGCAAGGAACAAATGGCGGATTGTTGGCTGGTATCGGTGGTGTCAACTCAAACGCTCCGAGCGTAAATGACATCGGCAACACGCTTCAGCTTATCAGGCAGAACAATGATATTGAGCGTTCAGGCTCTAACAATGTTGGGCTGACAGCTTTGCAAGGTCTTTCTGGTATTGCGGGGGTGTTTCAGCAGGAAAAGCAGGCTCAGCGGCAGAAAGAATTTCAGCAGGCGTACGCTAATGCTTATGCGTCTGGTGATCGCGGTGCTTTGCGTAAGTTGGCTACTCAATATCCAGACCAGATTGAATCCGTTCGTAAAGGCATGGGATTCATTGATGAAGAGCAGCGTAATTCTATCGGCACCTTAGCGGCTGGCGCACGCCTTGCGTCATCGTCTCCAGAAGCAATGCAATCATGGCTGCAAAACAACGCCAAGGAACTGACTCGCGTCGGTGTTGACCCTAACAGCGTTGCTCAGATGTATCAGCAGAATCCTTCAGGATTTGGTGAGTTTGTTGATCACCTTGGAATGGCTGCTCTTGGTCCGATTGATTACTTCAATGTTCAGGACAAGATGGCTGGTCGTGAGATTGACCGAGGCGGGCTGGCAGAGACAATCCGCAGCAATCAGGCTGGTGAAGCACTTCAGGCGAGAGGGCAAAACCTTTCCTATCAGTCAGCAATGACTGGGCACAATATCGCAGCACAACGCTTGGCTCTGGATCAGCAAGAGTTCGGGTTTAAGATGCAGCAAGCGCAGGAAAAGGCTCAGCAGTTGATTAGCGAAGCACCTAAGCTGTCAGTAAACATGGAAAAAGGCATCGAGACGGCTGTAAACAATGCCACAGCATCATCAAACTCAGCCAATTCCATGAGTGCGCTTGCTCAACAGTTCAGAGCAGAAAAACCAACGACCGGCTTGTTCGGTAACGCACAGAACATGTTCGCAAAACTTACCGGAAGCGATACGACATTGCGTGATTTGCGCATTCGCCAAAATGCCCTTGTTAACAGTCAGGTTCTTAAATTCCTACCTCCCGGCCCAGCAACGGATAAAGACGTTGAGATCGTTCGACAGGGTGCGCCAACTGACATGGATAACCCTGAGACGGTCGCAAGATGGCTTGATGCAATGGCAAACCTTGAGCGACGAAACGCGCAGTTTAATGAGTTTAAAGCTGAGTGGATGAGCGCGAATGGCAACCCTGGACAATCGCGTAATGGCGGTCAGATATTGGGGTTGGATGTTAAAAAAGGTGAATCATTGGGGAGTGCCGTTAAGCGGTATATGTCAATGAATACTGACGCAGCGCCAGCACAAGATTCGACACCTTCAGGAGAACCACGGAATCAGGTTGGATCATATACCTCAAAATCAGGCATTCAATTTACGGTGGAATGATGAAAGTAACTGCAAACGGTAAGACATTTACCTTTCCTGATGGTACGAGCACCGAAGATATTGGCACCGCCATTGATGAGTATTTTGCTGGTCAGGCTGTTCAGCAACAAACAGTTAATCAGGCCAATAATGCACCAACACGGGAAGAACCATCATTGATGCAACAAGCTGGCGATTGGCTCACTGGTGGTCAAAGTGCAGGGCAAATTGCGGAACAGGCTGGTCGTGGTCTGGTAAACATACCATTTGACGTATTGCAGGGCGGCGCAAGTCTGATTAATGCAATCAGCCAGGGGCTTGGTGGCCCCAAGGTTTTGGACGATGTCTATCGTCCAGTCGATCGACCAACAGACCCTTATGCGCAAGCTGGAGAAACAATTGGCGGGTATTTAGTTCCAGGAGTTGGAACGGCAGGAAGCATGGCTATTGGATCACTGGCAGAGGCCGCAAATCAGAAAGGCGATTTCGCACAAAATGCAGCTAAAAATGCCGGAGTTAACCTTGCCGCTCAGGGGGTTCTTTCCGCAGCAGCAAAGGGAATAGGGCGTGGAATAACGGCTATAAAAGGTGATATTGCGCCAGAAGTGGCGAAGAAAATTGCCACATCAGAATCGATGGGCGTGACACCAATGACATCTGATGTTATCCCGCCGAAAAATGCTTTCACTCGCGGCCTAACTCAGGATGCCGAGGGGGCTTTGCTCGGGACAGGCTCAAAGCGAGCGGAGCAATATGCAACGCGTAGTAAGCTGGTAAGTAATTATTTTGACCGTTTTGGTGAGTACAACCCTGATGATGTGGTGAAATCTCTTACCACCACGTTAAGGGGGCGGAAGGATGCCGCTGGCGCTGTTATCAATGACGTCACCAATAAAATGGGTAATGCCGCAGTTGATACCACAAATACCATGAATGCTCTGAATACAGCGATCGCAAGACAGGAACGGCTTGGGACGTCTGCCAATCAAAGCCTGCTTACATCCTTGCGTAACCTACGTGAAGAATTAGCAAACCCTGCAACTGATTTGGATGTTACGTTTGATCTCTTGCGTCAGCACAGAACAGCATTTAGATCTAATGTTCAGGGAGATGCTATGGTCTTCCCAAACCAGGCAAAAGCAGCTACCAATATGGTAGAGAATGCAATGTCAAAAGATCTTCGTAACGCAGTTGCAAAAAACCTCGGTGCATCAGACGCAGCAAAATACCTTAAAGCAAATTCCGATTATGCAAACGTTTATAATAAGGTGCTTAATAAAAACATTGCTAACAAGCTCAACAAGGCAAGCAGTGAAGCCAGTCCTGAACTTATAAATACCGTTGTATTAAGCAGAAAACCATCTGACGTGAAACGAATCTGGAGCGCATTGGATAATAAAGGGAAAGATGCTATGCGTGCAGCTTATGTCAGCAAAATAGCGGAAAAGGCCGGTGACTCTCCAGCCAAGTTCATCACTGAAGTTAATAAGCTGAAATCTCAGTCAGGCGGTGAAATTTACAACACTATTTTTTCTGGAAAGCACATGAAAGAGCTTGATTCTCTTCATGAAGTTCTACAGCAAACAGCAAGGTCAGACACCGCAAATGTAGTAACTCAGACGGGGCAATCGCAAGCCAACAGGATAAGGACGATTGGCGCAACTGCGACTCTTGGCGTATCAATGGGGCTTGAGGCTGGTTTCGGTGCAATGATGCGCTTGTATGAGTCAAAAGCAGCAAGGAATGCTCTCTTACGTTTGGCAAACACCAAAGCAGGAACACCAGCCTATGAAAGAGCGCTAAATAATGCTGCAAATGCGATACGCCCTATACTTTCAAGCCAAATTACAGCAGAACAGCAATAAAAATAAGATATAACTATCTGATATTACTGCTACTGTTGCATGTTACCGTGTTTCCAAATCCTGAATTGCAGTTTGTATATGTGTCAACGCGTGTTGGGTAAGGTTGAGTTATAACAGGCTGGCGCGCTTTTTGCTCGATCGCTTGCATTGTGTTTACAGCCTGATAATTCAATAAAGCCTGCTGGAATGCTTGGCTTTGTGCTATTTGTTGTGCTTGTTCTTGGCTTTGTAATTGAACATAAAGATTCTGAAGTTCAAGTCTTGCCTGTGTGTCACTTATCTTGCCTTCATCGACACCTTGCCCGAGCATCTTCGCAGCAAGGACATACAGCTTAGGTGTTGGTGCTGATGCCATGCGAGAGTCGTTCTTCAAGCTGGCATCAAGGCAATTAGCCATATCGCTAAGCTTTGGATAGCGTTGCTCGCAACTTGCCTGATAGTCGCTTACTTTTGCGCACCCAGCCAGCAGAAGCGGGATAATTAACAGTGATTTTTTCATATAATTAACTCTCCTTAGTTTTGCGCAGGATACCATGAAAAAAGTTAACATTGGAAACGTACCAAAGATGCTCGTTCCGCTCTTTGAGAGCGGTACAATTGTGTTTTGTAGAGACTTTCCAGAATGGCAACGCCTGCATCAAAAACTTGGCGTTGACGTGCATGACTCGGACGCCAACGGAGCGTCTCATACAATGAGTAGCGAGAATGGTGTTTTGCATGTGATAGGCGTGTTCAATGGCAAACTATCTACTATTGCCCATGAGTGCGCTCACATGGCATTCGATATCTGCTCAAGGGTAGGTGTTGATGTTGAACCAGGAAGAGCCAACGAGACTTACTGCTACTTAATGAGCAGGCTTGTTGAGTTCTGCGAGCGACATATCAAAAAGCCGGAGTGACCCGGCTTGATTATTACTTTTTGCTGTCTGGAGTTCGCTTATCCAATACCCAGCCATGACCTGGCTTTGTTGTTGGTGGAAGCCTTTCGTTGTCCTTGACGGTTGCAAAATTGTCTTTCTTACCGCCGCGTGGGCCAACTTCTTGGTATATTCCGCCGTTTTTTCCTGTGTTTTCACCTGGTTTTTTCGCCATGATATACCTCAACATACACCCGTTATTGGGCGATTAAATATTGATCTCATTTTATAAGTAGTCAATATGGCCCAGGTAAATGCAAAAATTAACCCACCTTCAGGTGGGTTTTTTGTACAAATCCTTCAGCGTATCAAACACCATCTTCTTAACAAGCTCTGACTGCTCATCAGCGATGCGTTCCGCATCGTCTCGATAGCCTGAAATTTTGGATGGCTTTGATACAGCATCAGTCACTATCTGAACTAATTCTGAATTAAGAGAGCGGCCATTGGATTTGGCTCGCTGTTTTAGTTTTTCCTTTAATTCGTAAGGTAGCCGCAGATTAAATTGCGGGTCATCTCTTCCCATTCTTGATGCCTCGCTTTTGTGAGTGGATCGGCATCTTATTATCTGCTGATTGCATCCTCAATAAGACCACGGTGGTCGTATTTTTTTGATTAATAATGCATCACTGCGGCAATGCTGCGGCGATTCCTTGTATCTGGAGCAAATTAAATGACAGACATTACAGCCAATGTTGTAGTGAGCATGCCTTCGCAACTCTTCACTATGGCGCGTTCTTTTAAAGCCGTAGCTAATGGCAAAATTTATATCGGTAAAATTGACACTGACCCGGTAAATCCTGATAACCAGATTCAGGTCTATGTTGAGAACGAAGATGGTTCTCACGTTCCTGTTGCACAGCCAATCGTCATCAATGCCGCTGGGTATCCAGTATATAACGGACAGATTGCCAAATTCGTAACTGTGCAAGGCCATTCTATGGCTGTTTATGATGCATGTGGTGCGCAGCAGTTCTATTTTCCAAATGTGCTGAAGTATGACCCGGATCAGTTAAGGCAGGAGTTAGCAAGTTCAGGTGATGATCTTGGAGATGCATTAATAGCAGTAAAACAACCATTCACCTTGTCAATAAGAAGGACGCAGCATCAAAAAAATGCCGAGCACATTAGTGTTAGTGATTTTGGTGCAAAAGGAGACGGCATAACAGATGATACTGTAGCAATTCAAAATGCTATTAATGCAGTACCAGAAGGGGCTATACTTGGATTTTATGGTGGTGAATTTGTTTTTGATAAGGTTGAATTGCTTAAGCCAATAACATTGGTTGGTGATGCAACGTTAATTCACAACGGATTTAGAATAAAATCTAGCAGAATACGATCACTTTTATCTGGTGTTCAGAAATGCAAGGATTACTCCGAGTCTTCAAGAGCATTTTATTGCTATGCAAATGAAGACCAAAGAGATTATGACGATATTCAGATTTTGTTTAATAGATTTGAAGGTTTCTTTTACTCTACGGCATTTGTTGCAAAAAACTATTATTTGGAGAATGACCCTAATTCAAGAACTGTCAAAAATACAAAAGTAATAGGATGTACATCAGTTGCTCCTGATTCTGTAAATGCCGGTCATTTTCAACATATAGGCGTTACAAATGCTGAAACATCACATAACTCAACTTATGGCGGACAAAATGCAACATCATACAACTTCATTAACCAGAATGGATTTGTAAGGATTATAGGAAATTATGACCATAACAATAGCTATGGTTCATGTGAGCTTGAGAACTCAATGGTGAGTAACTCAGTCATATCATGTAATACGTTTTCGTCATATTTATGGGTGGATGATACAAGTAATGTTACTATTTCTGGAAATACAGTTTCATCAAGGATCAAAGTAACATCGCAAACTGACGATGTTCATAATATAACCATATCAGCAAATACCACAAAACGGATTACTATAGAGCAATTTGGAGAATCTCCGACAGGTCTGGTATATGGTGCATTAATTTCCTGTAACACTATTACTGGCGACAGTGATGGAAGTTCAGACATTTTATGTACGTCACTTGTTACAGGTGAAATTTCATCAAATTATTGTCATGGATCAGAAAAAAATATATCAATTGTCCGCCTGGATTCTTCTGATATAACTGTTAGAAACAATAAAGGAAACAAAGGATTACTTACAATAAGTAACGATGGTGGGAGGATAATTGAATATGGCAATGATTCTATGGTTCTGTCTGGAAGCATAGATAGCAGACATATACATAATTTATTACAACCAGACACATCGTATTTAGATCTACCGGGGAAATATCTGCACGGAACTAAATATACTGGCAGTATCCCCCCCGGTTCCACAGGAACTGTATCACTTCAAATACCATCAGGGGCAAGCCTTGTTTTCAGGGGTGTTTCTATATGGGTTCTAATTAGAGATGTTAGCAATAACAATATATCGTCATTCAGAATTGATGGTTCATATAGAGTTGTTGGTGGAAGTGTTGGTCTTAGTTTTGCTGATGCTTATTCGAAACTCGGGGTGGATGCAAACTCTATAACAGTGTCAAACAATAACAGCACTTCTGACAATATCAGCATAGCAATTAAAAACACAGATTCATCAAAAACCCTTCAGGTTACTGTTATGCCGGAGGTTTCAAGCAGGTTAGGTATTGAGGAATAGCATCATATATAATTATTTTAATGTTAATGCCGCCTTCTTGTTGGCGGCTTATTTGTGAAAATCGAATGAGTTATTTATGATGAATATAGAAGTTGATATAACACCAATTCTTCACGCACTTTGCGCTGTTGTCGCACAAGTTCTGGTTGGTCTTTTTACCGGAAACTGGGCTTACGGTGCGATAGCCGGTTGTACGTTCTTCATTGCGCGTGAACACACCCAGGCAGAATATCGCTGGATTGAAATGTTCGGGCATGGCAAGCGTATGAATATGCCGTGGTGGGGTGGTTTTGATCCACGCGTGTGGGATGTAGGAAGCCTTATGGATTTTTCTTTCCCAATTATCGGATGCTTATTGGTATGGATTCTTGCATCGTAGCGAACACATAATTACCGATGAAACAAAACTGAGACACACAAAGCTTTGCACTGGATTGCAAGGCTTTGTGATCTTCGATAGTGGTTAAGGTGGATCACTCCACCTTTTCATCAAGCCAATCCGCCCACCACTGCATCATTTCTCTGCGCTTAACGTAGTTGATGCATCACTATCACCCTGTAATGGCTTATTACTGGTTTGCAGACAGGTAGGCATGAACATATGCCTGCGCATGAAGATGGAACTAGTCCGGATGCGATATTTTTGGTGATCACGTACATCATCAACGAAGTGCGTTATGGTGAGTTTGATGACTACCCGCTGAAGTGA